AGATGCTGTTTCTCCACCTGTATCTGCTAATGCTTTTCTTAAATTATTTGCTACATCTGTAGCAGTATCAGCACCAGTTGCTTCAATCTGATTAATAATACTTTCTATCTTTGCTACATCTATTTGACGGTTATCAGTATTCAATAATTCAGCAGCTTGTTTTTCAAATTCAATAACTACTTTTTTGCTCTCTTCTTGTGCAGCATTTGTTTCATTTTTTTCAATATTTATTTGTGAATTAGCAGTATCAACAACTGCTTTAGCAATAGCTAGTCGATCTTCTGTACTAAAATAGTCAAGCATTTGATTAATTTTTTCGAGCTGCAAGTTACCACCTGTAGGTATAAAACCCCTTTTAATTCCATCTGAAATATCAGATTTTTTGCCAGCACCATTATTTAACGCAGTTACAACAACAAAAGCTTGAGCTGCATCATTCATACTTTTAAGATGTTCTTCTAATTTGTTTTGTAAATTAGTTTTTCTATAGCCACTTGCAACAAGTAAAGCTCTGTACTGATTATTTTTAAGTTCTATTTCATTAGAAACGGTTTCACGAGTTAAAACATTGTTTTGTAGCCAATTATCAAAATTTCTAACATCGTTGTTTAAATGAACGTCAACACCTTTTGAATTGCTTTTACTATTACTAGCTAATATGGAAGTAAGATATTTCTTGCGATAAGCGTCAAACAAAGTGTTAGCATTTAAAGAAAGTTTGAGGTTCATCTTTCTTGCTAAGACAGGGTTTGTTGCTTCTAAAATATTACCATATCCAACAATAGCAGCATCTAAATCATTTTTTAAAACATTTGGACTAACCATATTTTTAGTAGCTTCGTACACTAAGTTGTCAAATCGTTCTGCACTATCAAGTATTATTTCATTCTCTACTGTGGCTAACGCTGCTGCTTTTGCTGAACGACCATATACAGTAGGTGGAAAGTCAAGAAGATTTTTTCCTTCCTTCTCTGCCTTCACAAGTTCTTCATAGGTTGGAGCATTGGCAGCACCAAATTCTTCACCCTCAATACGTCTTTGTTCTGCTGCTTGGCTAAAAAAGAAATTAGACATCTGACTAAGCTGACTAGTCAAAGCATCTGCTGATCGAATACCTTCAGTTAAAGCTGCACCTCTTGACCCTTGAAAGCTTGAGGTCATTAACCCAGTACGCTTATATGGAGCTACCATTAGCCAATCCTCGCTGCATTAAGAAAACCACTTGCCATTGTCATAGCACCTGCTGTTACACCACCAGCCTTGGCTATCTCACCTGCCTTAATAAGATCAGCATATTGTGCTTCGCCTGATAGTTCGGCAAGTTGTGTATTAACATCAGATTGAATAAGTTCGTTAATAGCTGGGGTTAGTATTCTTGTATTGATTGCTAGTTGAAAAGCAGAGGGATCAACACCTCTTCGATACGAACCAGCATTGGCTGCTGCAAGTGTTTCATTGGCTCTTCTAAGTATTTGTGCTGTTTGTTGTCTACTTCTATTGGCTTCAAAGCGATACTTTAGGCGTTCATTTTCTGCTTGAACATTGTATCTTTCTTGCGTTAATGCACCAGCTCTTCTTTGCTGTTGTGCTGCTGCCATATTCGTTGCTAGACCTGCTACTTGTAATAATACACCCATTAGTTCGCTGCCGTACTTAGTTTATATTCTACGGATAAAACCGTCATGAATAGTGGTTGAGATTGAGAAAAGGTAATCTGTGCTGTTTCAGAAAACCCTAGTAATGGACCGATCCGTTTACGTCCTGAGAAAGAACTAATCGTTGTTCCCAACGTATCCGATAACGTCCTGAAGTGAACATCAAAGCCGTTGATATTGACATTCTGTGTTGATTTCAAAATAGGCGTGACTTCCATAATCCTACGTTTCCTAGATTGTACAGGTCCAGTAGATAGATTAGGTTCACTTGGTAATGTCTTTACTTCCACCGTGTAGTCAAGCCCAACCTCTACAAAAGACGAAGGAGTAACATCTATGGTGATTGCACCTGAAGAAACAGTTTTATCTAACAGAACGAAACCATCTCGTAATACTTTGACAGTTTTAGCTTCTAAATGAGATAAACTAGATACAGATGTAGAACCAGGTAAGGATTGGTCAGGGGAAGTTGCACCAGAGAAATACTGTAGATTACAATCGGTTGTTCTTTGGCTATCAAATAACTCTAGGTAATGCTTTGTTGCAGAGTTCACGGTTCTCGTTACAACCGTATAGATATCTGTTACATCTACACCTACATCAATGAAACTGCCATCTGTAATAAACTCTGAACCAGCAACGACATTGACAGGTCTAAGAATAGAAAAGCAAGCCATCGTGCCATCTTCACCATTGGTAATCAGTAATAGATCACCTTCGTCTGTATCGGTGGATTGACGCATAGCCATCTTCAATGGGGTCTTGATTAAGTGACTAGCCAAGAAAGATACATTATTCGCATTATAGTTTAACTGTGCATCGTTATAGAGAAACTCTCGCAAGCCACCGCCATTACGATCAATAAACAATGTTGCATCAGATGTTTGAACAGGTCGTATACCTTCTTTTGATCCGTTCTTTGTGGCTGATTTAACTGTAAGATTGGTAGGCGTAATCGGTGTAATCTCTGTTTGCTGAACAAAGAACTCACCACCTGTTGTAAATATTTGTAAGTCACGAGCAGCAAAAACATTTGTAATCGCATTGACACGATCAGAACTAAGATTTGCTTTTAAGGCATCATCATCTAGTGCTTGAGATTGTTTGAAGTTAAAGAAGTCATTGACCTTACTGCCAAACAAAGTATTTGGTAATGATTTAGAACCACCAAAAAACAAACGACCTTCGTGAAAGGTAGCTGATCTTGGATAACCTCTGGATGTAGAAAAAGCATCTTCATAACCTGTTTCTATGTGGTGAGCTGTATCTGCAATCGCAGTTGTGTTTAAAAAAGGTACTTCAACCACGCCTATGACTTCAGAAGAAGAAACAAACTCTACAATTCTAACACGACCAAAACCATCATCTCTAGTAAAGAATTGATCAACATGAGCAGTAGTAAAACTATTTCCAGCAGAAGTTAAAGTAATTGAACCAGAAGTAGCAGAGGGAGTAACATTACCTGATATTTCAGCCTTACCAAGTGTAAAAGCGTGTTTAGGTATTGTCAAAGCAATAGTCGATGCTGTCCATGTTTGGTTGTTTGCACCACGAACAATACTGATAGGTGGCATATCTTCATGAACTAAAACAAGTGTATCTGCTGATTGAGTAAAGTTTAGTTTAGATAAATCAATATCACCCATAGAAACTTCAAGGTAAGGATCAGAACCGCCATTAATACCTGTAATCTGTACTTTGGAAGCAAAGACAAACATACGAACATTATTGCTTGATGATGTAGAGTTCTTGACAAAGACAAGCATGAAAGATTGTGTGGTAGAAAACTCAAAAGGAATAAGCCTTATCCCTTGTGTTGCTGTAATGCCACTACCTAAATGGGATGTAAGATCAAGCATAAAGCGTGTACCTGGTCGTCTTTCAAAACCACCTTGAGGTAATACGATTACATTCTTGGCTTCTTCTAAACCCTTTCTAAATTGCTCCAAATCAATACGACCTAAAAATAAAGGATCAATTTCTCCAGAACTGAAGTCTGATTGATAGACGGTAACTCTACTCATTAGCGTACCTCTGTCAGTAAATAATCTCCAATTACTGTGGTGCTTTGACCAGCACTATCTATATTTGTAGCCGTACGGAAGTATCCACCACGACCACTTTCACTTATTGGACCAAGTGCTATGGTTCTATAAGTATCGAGCATCGTTGCCTGATCGGTAATCGGTATCGCTAAATGCCAAGCCATTTGATAGGTCAGCAACTTGACAAAGTAATCTGGCATCGATTGCTCACTTACTGTTTGCTGAAAATCTACAAAGATTTTTGTGTAATCTGTTAGTAGTTGATTACCTTGTATTTCATAATCTTTTATAACATTTGCACCTACGCTGTCAGATGCGAAAACTCTTCGAGGAACACCAGTAAGCATCTGTGAAGGAAGCTGATAAGCATATTCCCAAACATTCGTAGGGGTAGTTGCTAGTTGTCCAAGCTGTACTTTGGCTAATGTAAACGTCCAAGGATACATTCCCAAGGTGCTTGATTTAACTTTAGGATATATTTTTGATGCTGCACCAGCACCTGCTGTACCGTCATCAAAAGATGTAATGGCTGTTTGACCTAACAGAATTAAGGCTTCGGAGCAAATTGAAACATCTGTATCGCCAGCAGCCATTACGTCACCTTTTATTAGTCACTATCAGTTGCACTAATAGTTGTACCATCACCTATATCTACAACACCTGACGCATTGGATACGACAGGGTGCAAACTATAAGTTCTCGTTCCACCTGTTGAAGCATGAACATAGATAAGATCACCCACACTAACATCAGTTGAAACATCGTTGAAATAACCAGAAGCATCGATATCTGTCTTTGCATCTGTTGAGGTATAGGACCACATTTGCGGAGCTAAACCTTTTTTTGCTTGACCGCCCATTGGCTGCCATCCATCTCTATCAAAAGCCATGATTAACTCTCCCTACAGGTTATGTCGACTTGACCATTACCATCGATAGAAATCGCACCAGCAGAAAACATAGATGTTACCAAGAAAGAAGTTTTCTCAGGTACATAGTTGATTTCTGTTTTTGGTGGGATGCCTACGGCTAGACCAATCGCATCTCTATGAAAAGCAAAGCAGGTTCTGTCAGAGCTTCCGTCAATCGCTAATCCACCTTCAGTTCTGTCACCAATCATGTGAACTTGGAAACCTAAGATAGTATTAACCTCACCATTTGATAAGGCACGAATTGTTTGGAAGTCAGCAGAAACGGCTCTTTCATCACCTAATAAACCAGCTAGGTTATTCGCATGAATAATCAAATGCCTGTTATCAGGTGGCACAGAGTTCGTATCTAAAGTTTTCTTAGCTGCTAATATCTTACCAATATTAAGGTCTGATGCAGAAGCTGAACCTGAAGTTACAACTGTATTAGCTATAGTTGCAGCAGGGGTAGCTGCTGTCAAAGCGTCCAAGATAACTTGATCTTCTCTACGTCCGATAGCTGAACCCACTAACTGAGCAAGTTCTGATCTTTCGTCAAAGTTGACTTTTTGTTGATTAAAAATATCAGAATATTCTGATGCACTAAAGTCCTTCATAGTCGCTGTCACGGCTGAGAACACGCCCCCTACAGGAACAACGTCCGTGCTAGGTGTCCTTTCCGTTGCAACGCCAGAACCTAATTTTGGAAACTGAGCTGTATTTCCTACAACACCTGTCCTTGTTCGACAGATATTTCTTAATACGGCAGCTCCTTGATAGGCTTGATGGACTTCAGCTTCGAACAGCTTTACAAAAGCTGGTGAAAGCGTAGTTGCCATTGTATTTTCTCCAAATTAATTAAAACTAGGTCGCTTGTCCGTTAAAGGGGCTATGGATACTGTCCATTAACAGAAGGGGCGAACAATGGCTTGTCCTTGAAATTAATCGTTATCATAGTTCTTGTTCAAAATCAAGACCCTACGTTTATGAGTTGGAATAGGCTTCCTGATACATCTTCTCTACTTTCTTACGGTAGGTCGGATCATTTTGGTATCTGGCATCCTGAACCATCATCATCAGTTCTTCTTGGTCTGGTGCTTCGCCCTCGATTGACGCAACTGGGATTTCTTTTTCCCCTGTAAGACCCCTGATTTTCTGGATGATCCTCTGCCCTTTGGCTGTGCCACCGAGGATTTCAAGTTCTTCGTAGTCGGCTTCCGTGAAAATACCTTTGGCAACCAGCCCACGACCCCATTCCACATTGCTGTTAATAATCTCATTTGCATTTTTCCCCAATAGTTGACGTTCTTTATCCAAATCAAGTTGTGCATCCTGTGCATAATTGTTTTGAATTTCTGTGAAAGCTTGCCCCAACTTATCAAAAGCTTCTTGTGAAATGCCGTTTTCCTTTGCCCAATCGGTGTATATAGCAAGTAGTGGATCATCAGCATCGACTTCACCAAGGTTTTCCCATGTATATTTCTCAGGTGCTTTATGCTTGCCTTGTGACATTTTTTTACGGAGTTCGTTATAGCTTGTTTTCTGCTTGTCAAACTCGCCCATAAGTTTCTCAAGATTTGCACCTGTTTTCTCATCCCAATATTCTTCTGGTAGATATTCTGGTTTCTTTAGTTCGGCTTGCTCAACATCGTGAGCCATTTCTCCATCTTCTACTTTTTCTTCTTTTTTCTTAGCATTAGCCATCAATCCTTGTGGCTTTTCCTCAACAACTTCTTCGGTTTGTACTTCTTCTACTACTTCTTCTTCAGCCATTTAAAGCTCTCCTCATTTTGTTTTGTATATCTCTAATCACAGAATTTTGACCCTCACGGAAGTAGCCATAGTGTTCATTACTACCTGGTATCCAAGAAGGTTGATGTAGGATTTTATTTTCTAAATCTTGTAAAACTTTCTTACCTGCTTCACTTCCAAAACAGTTAAGATAATACTTGTCTAGTTGCGTTGCAGCTTGTTCCTGATAACCAAACTGAGCATCTAAACCTTCCCAACCAGGCTGACTAATTGACGGTTTCTTCTGCTGTTGCTTCATTTGGTTGTTGCTCCATTGGTTGACCTTGTGCTTGTGCCTGTGCCTGTGCTTGAGCCATAGCCATTGCCTGTTTTTGTAGTTCCATGCGTTCCATAGGTGTTGTAATCATTTCACTAGGAACAGCCATTGATTTAGCTAGGTAATCAAGAAAAGCATCTTGTTTTAAAACAAACTGACCCATTGGCGTTTGCTGTACAATTTGTGCAAACTGTAAGACTTCCTGTACTCTTTCCATGTTTTGTGCTTGGGCGAGGGGTGCTGTTGGTACAATCTTGACTTGTACGCCATTGACTTTCAACGGAAGTTGTATCATGCCCCTTTCATCCATAATCTCTAAGGTTCTTCGTACCACAGGATACATGGTTTCATTGATTAATCTGCCAAATGCAGAGCCAAGGTTTTGTGATAATTCAGAAAGCTTTGCCGTAATCTCTGTTGCAGAACGAGCTGACATATTATCTGGTGTAAGACTTTCATCAAGCATAATCCTTTTGATCGCTTGCCTAAGATCATTAGCTACAATCTGAGAAAGCTGAGGGTCGCCAGAACGAGGTAAAGGTCTTAAACTTTCGCCCTGTGGACCACCATTTCTTGCAACAGGAATAATAGCACCTGGCAATATCTGAACCGTTGATGGATTTAAAACACCGTCATCCGCTGCGGTAAAAACCCCTCCAATCGACAGGCTTGCGTTTTTTAGGGTTAATTCAATAGATCTATTCAAAGATTTAATATCAGGTAGAGCTGTCAATACAGGTCCACGACCATAGATTTCATTGGAAGCTTTCATGTATCTTGCAATAATCCAAGGAAAAGATTTGAGTTCCCTTGATAGTAATTCGTACTGTCCACTTTCATCAATAATCTGATAACAGTATGTTCCATCTTCTTTCATGAAGTAGGTTGCTTCAATTAGGTCAACATTCTCATTATCATCCCCTGCATAGCGTTGAGCCATTTCATCAGGGATGTTAATATCTGGATATTCTATATCCAACACACGAAAAGGTTTTCTTATTCTGCGATAGACCTTATCCACCGTACCGTGTGGACCTTCCTCAAAAGAAACAAGGAAAGTAGGCACAGAAGTAAAACGAATAGGTACAACATCATCCCCAGGTTGTATCAACATCACAGCCGTACCAACGGCTAGTTCAAGTAAAAACTCACCCATTGCCTGATCAAAAGCACTCTGACGTAGGATAGAAAACATCCTTTCAGCATAATTATCCAAGATTGTTTGTACTTCTGTATGCTGTTCTTTGGGTATATCTTCCCCAGGGGTCAATCTGCACCAGTTTCTTTGGGGTGGAAATACGCCTGATTGTAAACGATTGGCAAATCTTTGAGTGGATTGAATAGCTGTACTGTCAAAAACCCTCGACATTTTATCCTGTCCAGGTGCGCTTTCATAGTATCCATCGTAGAGATTACGCATAGGCAGAGCATAACGGTAAGCATCTTCATAGATATCTCGCCATTGGCGTTTATGAGAAGTAGACTTATCGTATTTTTTTTTGATTTCGCTCGGTGTAAGTTTAGGCATATATATCCCTTGGGTTCATTCTTGGACTAAGTGTTGTTTGGTTTTGAGGTACGCCTAGACCTGGATTGGCTCTTGCGGATGACATAAGAAGCCTAGAGCCACCAAACCTTGCCCTTCGGTTACGAGCAATCAAACGTCTAATGGCTTGTCGTCTTTCAGCTTCGAGCAACGCAGCTTGTTTTTTCTGTAGTGTATCGGCTTCATTTGTACCTTGGATCGCATCGGTATTCACCAATTCTAGGTTCAAGGCAGCAGCTTTTGCCTTGGCTTCATCGGATATTGTTACCCCTTGCTGTGAAGATTTTAGGGTATCAGCTGAGGTACTCTCCGCTGTGGAAGCGGCATTCCCAGTAGTAGTAGTGCCTGTGTTACTCGGAGAAGTATTTGCTGGTTTACCACCACTACCACCGTGAATGACGTTTAGTTCATCACCGTCACCAGCTTTTGCTGCAACGGCTTTGAAATATTCCAACGTATAGGGAGATCCGCTGAAATTATAATTATCAAAGGAACTTAGATCGTTGTAGTTCCCACCACTCCCAGAAATCGTAGGTCCGATCTTTTGTAACTCGGCTCTTGCTTGCGCTTGGGTCATCGTTGCTGGATTACCCATTGTCATTGATTGGGGTTGTGAATAGGAAGGATTACTGTCGCCACCAAAACCTTTTGGAAACGGTGTAGCTGTAGCCGTGAAAGGTCCATAGTCAAAAGTTTCTGCTCCTATGAAGTCTTTCATTTTTGATTTTTTTGGTTGTGGTCCTTGCTTTGGACCAACAGTTACATCCTTTGCAACTTCCGCTGCTGTGTTACCACCCATGCCTATTTCCCCTTGAAGTATCTAGCATAAACAAAATAATCTCGCCCTTCTGGACCATAATGTTTCAATAAACCTTCCTGATTAAATAACATTTTCTCAATCCATTTGGTAGCCTGAACATTTTCTGAACAGACATGACATTGTAAGCGAACAAGTTGTAAACATTCAGCAATAAAAGGGAATAATCGCTTGGCAGAACGATGAAAAATGAATTTATCCCTACCAATAAACTTATTCACAAGCATCCAAATCTCAGCGTTGCCTTTCCATATCGGTTGAATACCAAAAGCAAGGATACAATGATTGCGATGAAAGCATGAAAAGGACAAACCATCTGTTACCATGAAGTCTAAATTGGCAGAAAGGACAGCTTCATCAAGGGGTCGATACTCCATTAGGCTCAAATGATAGGGGTCAAACGGTAGTAATCTGGTAAATATACCGTCAATCTGCATGGTTTTTTCTAAATCTCTAGGCAAAAACATCAAAATCAATATTGGCTTGTATCGGTTTTCTAAATTGTGGGTTTGTTCCTCTGGTCATTCTACGATGTTCACCACCGCCAAGCAGACAATAACCTGCTGCATCCCCAATATGGGAATGTTCATTTTTGTTTGGGGTATCTTTATACCGTTCCTGACCTGCTCCAATCGCTATTCTTCGGAAATGATAGCCACCAGAAAGGGATTTTCTAAGCCTGACACAATTACGATCGACCAATAACCCTGGTTTTCCTTCAATCAAACGCCCCATTGGGGCAGCTAGAGCTTCTCTTCGTACCTTGAAATCATTGGTTGCTGTAGGTCGAGCCAATAAATTATGGGTTTTTAAATGGTCAAAAGCCGTTGTTTCAAAGATTTGATCCCTTTGCTGACCTGCTGGATCGCCCCAAATCTGTATATCCATCTTAGGAAATCGGTTATTTATCTCTGATTTTAGAATATGACAAAAGCGTTCAAGACCCATATCAAAGGTTACAATCTCATGAACAATATGCCATCTGCCATTGGGTAACTTCTGTGCAAAGACAGCAGCAGGCGTTAATCCAAAGTCTAATCCAATCTGAATAGGAATATGTTCTTCAATCGCTAGATCATCGACCATACTATCATCATCGTATTCCGACCAAACAGGTTTACCTTCCTGAACAAACGCATACTTACCTTCGGCATAACACCTGATCCAATCAAGTTTCTTACCCCCTAGTAACTGCTCGTAATATCCAGAGGGTAAGTTCCCAAGGTTCTCTGCCTTGTTATTCGTTCGCCACCATTTACCAGCTGAAAAAATAAATCCTTTTGCTTCAGGACTTTCAGCAGGTACATCTTTAGGGGATACTTCCGATACGCCCCCTTGCTGTCGAAAAAACCGCCATCTAAATTCACCTTTGGGCGTTTCTTTTTCAGCCAGATGAAAATACCAATGATCGCTGTCCATAGGGTTTGTATCCAAGATAATCCCTCGCCAAGTCGGACCACCATCGGCTTTGGAAGGATAACGACCTACACGATGGGTCAAGCCATCAATCACCGCCTTCGGTAATTCCCTTGCTTCATTGACCCAAGCCCCTGTCAGTTCTAAGGAAAGAAGCTTCCGAACGTCTTTTGGCTGATCCAACGCTAGAAAAATAACTTCCATATTAATCCCAGCAGCACCTTCTCTGGCAGGTAGTTTGATATGATGGGTAATCGGTGGTGCATAACGAACCGCACCCCATGTATCTTCAGGAAATAATTCTAGCCAAGTTTTTAATGTCGTTGTTTTCAGCATTGGATAAGAGTTTCTAACCACCGCAAACCTTGAATATTTTATCCCATCTCGCTTGGATGGCTTCTGATTGACAGCTCGTTTAAACAATTCCGCACAACAGGCATAAGATTTTCCAGAGCCCACTGGACCTAAAACAGCACGAACAAAAGAATTATCATTAAGAAACTTCCAAATCACAGGGGATGATCTAAAATCAAGTTTAAGAGGGGTCATAGTTTTCTCCTTCTTTGACAATCAATCGATCAGGAATGTAGGGCAGGGTGATACCAAGTGCTGCATCATATCTTGTCTTGGATTTTCCTGTTTCAGCATAGACTTTTTTTCGCCTGTCATTGTAGTTAAACCTACAATTATCCGAACAAAACTTCTTATTGGGAGAATAGTAAAAAAAATATTTACCACAATTCACGCACGGTTTTTTATTCATCTTTCTTTTCCTTGAATGTACCTTCACCTGGACCAAGCATCTGAACCTCGACAACAGCAGGTTTATCGGCATTTTTCTCATGATCTAACAAGCCAGCCGACTTTGCTAACGTCTGTAACACCCTAACCTTATCAATCAATTCAACTTCAATGCCCTGTCCAGGCAGCACCCTAATCTTCTTGATTGCTCTCAAAGCTTCAGGTTTTATATCTTTGGAAGCCTTAATCTCTACATTGCCTTCTGCATCCCAAGACATAATGTCCGTAATGTCAGATGTACCCAAGGATACCAACTCTTGAGCCAATCGATCACGATTATTCATAATCACATTTGACCCTTTGATCCTTCTGGTAATCTGTCGAATACCCTTTATGCCTTGTACTTTGTTCATATATTGATCCCTACGGTCTTATCGTAATCACCTAAACTCTGTTGTTTGTTTTCTTTCTTTCCAAGAAGAATGAGCTGCCCCTGATACGGATCAAGTGCAATCTCCGTCATCTTTCTTTTCTCACCATTCTTTTCGTAATCCCTGTAAATAATCTTACCCTTGATACAAACAGATGAACCTTTTGCCACAAACATCTGAGCAATGCGAACCAACGGTTCAGAACGAATAACCACATTATGCCATGAAGTATGTTCAATCTTTTCTCCGTCTTTCCGCTTATAACTCTCAGTAGTCGCCATCGTAAACTTCGCAATCTTGCCACCTCTGTCAAACTCCTTAACCTCAACGTCCATGCCAACATTGCCGATTAACGTCACTTCATTTAAACTAGCCATCTAAATATTCTCCATATATTCTTTGATTGTTTCCGAAACTCTACCTGAATTTATTCCCATAGTATTTGCTATTTTCTGACAAGACATTTTGGGATTATTTCTATACATTTTCAAAATTGTTTCTTTTATTTCTGGGGTCATTCTCCTTGAAGTCACAGGAGCTTTAAATTCTTTTACTTTCACTCTATACATTAAGTTTAAAGCCTTACTAATGTTGGGGTCTTTATGTTTTATTTTTTCAAGTAAGTGCCTAGCTGTTGGTATATCACTCATTTATTTTCTCCATCATTTTCTTGATTTCTTCAAATTCCTTACGTTCTCTATCCGTCAATAAACCCTGACCATGATCAATAATCGTTTCCTTCTCAAAAACAGGTAGTCTTGGTTCATGATCTAATCCAATCAAACCAGCCCAAGGTTCTTTGTCCGTATCTACGATTTCAGCCATGTTACTTCCTTTCTTTGATTTTCTGCCAATCAGGATGATGTTCTGTGCAGTACAAACTCCTTGATTGCCAATGGGTTAATGTTGCGTCCTTACCGCAAAGACAGCATACGAAATCTTGGAAAAAGTTTTGTGGAACACCCCTACTATATGATTGACCGTGGGGGGGCGTAAGGTCTTTTTTCTTGTCAGCGTCCGTAGCCATCGTAGAATAATAATGCCTTGTTTCTTTGACGTTCTTAACTGTGTGTACATAACGTACACGAACGTCTTGATTTTGAACAGTAGTCATTTCATCTTCTTTCTGTTTGATACTCTCTTGATGATATCCTGTATGCTTTGTTCCTTCTTCTCTGTTTCTTTGAATGCTTGTGTAAAGAATGCTAGGGAATATGGTGGACGTTTACTTTCTTTCTTGCAGCTCCACAAAGTTCTCTTGGCTCTGTTGGTGAAGTCATCGATCTTCATTCCCTTGTCAATGAAACCTTGAGCTATCTGTTCTTGTCTATCATCCCAACGGAACTCACCACGGCTTTCAATAATTGTATCCAACAAATGACAATAAAGCTTACAAACATCTTTACCTTTAATAGTATATTCTATAGTTCTACTATTCAGTTCTTGTACAACCTCATTGGGTTGTATATCTTCACAACCTAATTGGGTTGTATTTGCTTCAATACTATTAAGAGTTTTCCTAGCTTCCATTTCTTGCATTTGTTCATCATGTTCAAGGGCATCTTGATAAGCTTGTTCAGCCGTAATCGATGGATCAAACAATATTCTCCAGGTTGCTGATGTATGTCCTTTTTTACGAAACTTATATTCCTTACGAACCTTCTCAACGTAGCCATAATCAACTAACAATCTTATATGTTTACTGACCCCTTGCTGGCTCATGCCTAGCTGTCGTGCGATCCGTGCTTGCTTGGGATAGCAATAACCTGTTGGTCCAATAAACTGACATAAAGCACAGAGAATAATAAATGTCCTTGGTCTTGTCGCTAGTCGTTTATCCTGTAAGGCTCGTGACGGTGCTTTAAAGAATGCAGAGAATGCCTGATCTTCGTCCTTACCTGTTTCACAAGTATTCTGATCTTTGGGTGGTCTAAGAATATCTTCTCTTGCCTTGTTGATATCCTTCAAGACTTGCTTGGACGTTTTATCTGGTGGTAAATCCAACATTAGATACCTAATCTTGTTAGAACTTCATCTAGCATCTTGATATATCCTTCTCGATACCACTTTTCATCATCCATCATCTTCAAATGACGCTTGTAATAAAACACGCAGGTCGAATGATCTCGCCCCAATGTTTCACCAATCTGAGGATAGCTTCTCTTAAAAAACCGACAGATTGCTGTCCACCAATACTTTAAATGCCTGAACTCATTATCCTTACGACAATCTTCAAACAAATT